GAAGACTAATTTTGGCATATTAATGGAAATTCCTGGTATTGATGAACCATTTAAATGGTCTAGAGATTTAGTAAAGAAAGTAAATAAAGAGGGTACAGGTTTATTTTATAGTCCTACCCGTAAACCATCTACTACTTCAGAAGGCGAAAATGTAAGCGCTGTTACTATTAATGAAATGGATGAAGTAAGAGACGCATTCCAGGGTTACTATTCATATATTGATGATTTTATTGAGGATATGAAAAAAGTATTTCCAACATTAGGTGATGATTGGGGTGTTTATATTCCTGAAGTTAAATATCTATCACCTGAACCATTAGTTGATTATCATAATTTATCATTAAATGATTATCCAAATGTTCACTTTGTAGGTGATGCATTAAGTGCAAGAGGTATTACAGTATCAGGAGCACAAGGTATCTATGTTACTGATTTTATTCTAGAAAATTTGGATACCTAAAATTTCTTTCGTATATTTACATAAATAAAAGTTATATAATAATCTTAATATTCAAATAGTTATGGCAAAAAAAGCAAAAGTTTATGAAGTAAGACGCATGCGCAATAGTGGATCATATCATCACTTTTTTAGAGAAGCTGGAACTGAGGCTTGGAAGTACCATAATTGGGATGGTCCTGCAATTGAACCAATTGAAGATGAAGTTACTGAATTTAAAAAGACATATTTTCTTTATGGCATTGAAATGGATAAAGAAGAATGGATGGAAATTCGTTCTGAAAGAGAAGGTTTGCCTTGGTATAAAAACCCTGCAATGAGAGGTACTACTAGATTCTAATATGAGAGATTTAACTGTAGAAGCTATACCCTATAAAGGTGGACGTCATGAAAAAGCATGGGGTTATGAATTATGGATTATTAATAATCAACTTTATTGTGGTAAATTATTAGTATTTAAAAAAGATAAACAATTTTCTATGCATTTTCATTTATTAAAAGATGAAGCCTGGTATATTTCAAAAGGTGAATTCTTATATAAATGGATTGATACTGAAAAAGCTACTGAAGAAGAAACAGTAGTTAAAGAAGGAGATTGTATTCATCTTATGCCTGGTCAACCTCATCAAATGTTAGCTCTTACAGAAGGAGCTACTATATTTGAGGTATCAACCCAACATTTTAATTCTGATAGTTATAGAGTTAAACCCGGTTCATCCCAATTATGAATATAGTATTTTGTCTTCCTGGAAGAGAGTTTTCAAATAAATTTTTAAATAGTTGGACTAATTTAATTCATAATATTCCTAAAGATTGGAAATGGGCTCATGTTACAGGTTATGTGCCTAATATTACTTATAGTAGACAATCTTTATTAGATCGAGCTAAAATGTTTAGACCAACTCACTATATGTGGATTGATAGTGATCAAGTATTTAACCCAAACCAATTTCTCCAACTAACCAGTCACAATCTACCTATAATATCAGGTTTATATAAAAAAGAAAATTTGCCTGATCAATTTGCTGGTTGTAAATTGAATGGAGAAACATTAACTACTAGTGATATAGAAGGGATAGATAAACCAATAGAAGTATTAGCTAATGGTATGGGTTTTATGTTAGTTAAAAGTGAAGTATTTGATTTAATAGAAAAACCATTTGAATTTCTAAATGAATTTCAATGGGAAGATTTTGGTTTTGCTGATAAAGCCAGGAAATTAGGATTTAAATCTTATATTGATCCGGCTATTATAGTAGGACATGAAAAAAAGATAGTAATATGATTAAAAGAAAATATTTAAAAGAACATAATGAATTAATTGAGTCTCTTAAAGATCATTCACGAACAACATTTGTTATAGAAATCAAACTAATAGGTACATCTAAACTTAAAGATCATTTAATTTATGAATGTAGATATCTTGACAATGGAATATTAAAAGAAGTTCCTATTGTTGCTCTAGATATGACTCAAGCTTTGGCTAAGTTAGATCCTTATGTAAATTCAGGTATCCCAGAACAAACTCTTGGGATAATGTTAGGTAATGAACGTTTTAATTCAATAGGTAAATTATGAAAATAGGTTTATGTGGTACTATGAGTGTAGGAAAAACTACACTTGTTAATGCTCTTCAAGAGTTAGATTATTTTAAAGATTATAATTTTAGAACAGAACGTTCTAAAGAATTAATGGCACAAGGTATTCCATTAAATACTGATTCAACGTTGTTAGGTCAAACTGTATTTTTAGCTGAACGAGCTAGCGAATTAATGCATGAAAACATTATCACAGATAGAACTGTTATTGATGTAATTGCATTTGCTCGTGCTTCTAAATCTATAAATTATTTAGATAAAGAAGATTTTACAGATTATGCTAAAAATTTAATCCCTTATTATGATTATATTTTTTATGTATCTTCTGAAGGTGTAGAAATTGAAGATAATGGTATTAGAGAAACTGATGCTGAATATAGAAAAGATATAGATATGATTATTGATCATACAATCACAAGAAATCGTCATAGAATTAAAAATTTAATTAAAATCAGTGGTTCTACAGAAAACCGAATAGCTCAAATTATAACTAGTATTAATTCTTAACATATTTATAATAAAACATAAATATAATGAAACGTTCAGATTTATCTTCTCAAATTAAAGAAATGATCGTAGATGTACTTTCAGAAGTATCTCAAGATGATTTAGATACAGCTAAAGCATATAATGATGAGTTAGAAAAAACTAAAGAATTAACTTCAGATTTAGGTATAACTGAAGATGATGAGGAACCATCAGCTAAAGATCTTAAAAAAAGTGATTCAATTTCAACTATATCTCGTAAATTACAAGATACAACTAAAGAAATGAAAACCACAGTTAATAAATGGAAAAAAGCTGAAGGTGAAGATAAAGAAAGATTATTAGCTCGTTTAAAAGAACTAACTAAAATCAAGAATGAACTTGAAGGACTTATTTAAAAATATACAGACTTTACTAATTGTAGTATTAGCAGTTTTATTGTTTTTTTCAAGAAGCTGCTCTTCTACACCTCCGATAGAATCTGAAACTATTACAGAAATAGTTACTCAATGGGATACTATAAAAGTTACTGAAAAAGAATATGTACCTAAATATATTCGAAAAACAGTAGTAGACATTGATACATTCCAAACTCCAATTGATACTATTTCTATTTTAAAAGATTATTATGCGAAGTATTTTTATACAGATACTATTAAGATTGACACTCTTGGTACTATAGTAATAAATGATACAGTTACTCGTAATTTAATATCAATGAGAGATGTTCAATCCAACATATTCATTCCAACAACTACAATTACTAATACTATTTACCTCAACAAAAGAGAATTTTACGGGGGTATTTCAATAGGTGGGATGATTAATCCTGTTCAAAATGAATCTCCAATTAATCATATTAGTGGAGAACTATTATATAAAAATAAAAAAAGACAAATATACGGTTTTGGTTTAGGAATAGATAAAGATTTCTACCCTATTATTTCAGGCCGTATGTACTGGAAAATAGGTAAATGAGTCAAGATTTAAGAAAAATAATTCAGTCTGAATATATTAAGTGTGCTGCTGACCCAATACACTTTATGAAAAAATACTGTTTTATTCAACATCCACAACGTGGACGTATTCCTTTTCATTTATACCCATTCCAAGAAAAAGTTTTAAAACTATTTCAAGAAAATCCATATTCAGTAGTATTAAAATCTAGACAGCTAGGTATTTCGACTTTAGGTGCTGGTTATTCTTTATGGCTAATGTTGTTTCATAAGGATAAAAACGTACTTTGTATTGCAACAAAACAAGATACAGCTAAAAACATGGTTACGAAGGTTAAATTTATGTATGAAAATTTACCTTCTTGGCTTAAAATTGATGCTATTGAAAATAATAAATTAACACTCCGATTAAATAACGGATCACAGATTAAAGCAACATCTGCAAGTAGTGATGCTGGTAGATCAGAAGCAGTTTCTCTTCTACTAATTGATGAGGCAGCCTTTATTGATAATATTGGTGAAATATGGGCTTCAGCTCAACAAACACTTGCTACTGGTGGTGGGTGTATAGCATTATCTACTCCTTATGGTACAGGTAATTGGTTCCATCAAACATGGGTTAGAGCAGAAAATGCTGAAAATGATTTTCTACCTATTAAACTTCCTTGGTATGTACACCCAGAACGTGATCAAGCTTGGAGAGATAGACAAGATGAATTATTAGGTGATCCTAGAATGGCAGCACAAGAATGTGATTGTGATTTTAGCACCTCAGGTGATACTGTATTCTACGCTGAATACTTAGAATTTTATGAACAAACATATATTAAAGATCCCCTTGAAAAACGAGGCGCTGATCAAAACTTATGGATTTGGGAACCAGCTGATTACTCAAGATCCTATCTTGTGGTTGCAGATGTTGCTCGTGGAGATGGAAAAGATTATTCTGCTTTTCATATTATAGACATTGAAACAAATACTCAAGTTGCTGAATATAAAGGTCAACTTAGTACTAAAGAATATGGACATTTATTAGTTGGTATAGCTACTGAATATAATGAAGCATTACTTGTAATTGAAAATGCTTCGATTGGTTGGGCTACTATTCAAACAGTAATAGAAAGAGGATATAATAATCTATTTTATTCAAGTAAGAGTGATTCCTCAATGAGTGATTCGTATTTTGATAAATATATGGATACATCTAAAATGGTAGCTGGTTTTACTACAACATCTAGAAATAGACCTATGATAGTAGGTAAATTTCAAGAATATGTTAATGGTAAAGATGTTACAATTCAATCAAAACGTTTGCTTGAAGAGATGAAAGTATTCCTATGGAAAAATGGACGACCAGAAGCTCAACAAGGTTATAATGATGATCTTGTTATGGCATTTGGTATTGCTATGTTTATGAGAGATACTTCATTTAAATTTAAAACACAACATTTAGAGAAATCTAAAGCTGTTATGAATAGCATATCAAGAAACACAACACCATTTGCAGGGGGATATGGTAACACTAATAATGTTCAAAATCCTTATGAAATAGAAAATCCCTATGGTGGGAAAGAAGATATTAGTTGGCTTCTATAAATTAGATAATATTTATAATAATAACATATACTCATGGCTGATACTAGCTTATTTAAAAGATTACAGAGATTATTTTCTTCTGACGTAGTAATACGAAATGTAGGGGGTAATCAATTAAAAGTAGTCGATACAGATCACATTCAAACTTCTGGAGAATTTGAAACTAATGCTTTAATGGATAGATTCTCAGGAATTTACCAAAACCCAGCTTCAACTTCTCTTTATGGGGCCCAGTTCAATATGAACTACCAATATCTGAGAACATTTATTTACTCAGATTATGATTTAATGGATACAGATGCTATTATAGCTTCTGCTCTTGACATTGTAGCTGATGAATGTACTCTTAAAAATGATATGGGAGAAATTCTTCAAATTAAATCATCAGATGAAGATATTCAAAAAATCCTATATAATTTATTTTATGACGTACTTAATATTGAGTTTAATCTTTGGTCTTGGACTCGTCAAATGTGTAAATATGGTGATTTTTTCTTAAAACTAGAAATTTCAGAAGAATTTGGTGTATTTAATGTAATCCCTTACTCAGCATACCATATTGAAAGACAAGAAAATTTTGACCCTGAAGCACCTTCTAAAGTACAATTTAATTATAACCCAGAAGGTATTTATGGTGGTTCTTCTTCTGGTTATTATGCTGGTCCTAATAATTCACAAGGAAATGCTAGTACTATAACATTTGATAATTACGAAATTGCTCACTTTAGATTATTATCTGATGTAAATTATCTTCCATATGGTAGATCTTATATTGAGCCTGCTCGTAAGCTATATAAGCAATATGCACTAATGGAAGATGCTATGTTAATCCATAGAATTGTTCGCGCACCAGAAAAACGTATTTTCTATATTAATGTAGGTGCAATTCCACCTAATGAAGTAGAAAATTTCATGCAGAAAACTATTTCTACAATGAAGCGCACTCCATTAATGGATCAGAAAACAGGTGAATATAACTTAAAATACAACATGCAAAATGTAATGGAGGATTTTTATATTCCTATTAGAGGTAATGATCAAGCAACAAAGATTGATACTACTAAAGGTTTAGAATATGCTGCAATTGAAGATGTTGAATACTTAAGAGAAAAACTATTTGCTGCCCTTAAAGTGCCTAAAGCATTTATGGGATATGATGAAAATTTATCAGGTAAAGCTACATTAGCAGCTGAAGATATTCGTTTTGGTCGTACAATTGATAGACTACAACGAATATTATTATCTGAATTATATAAAATTGCATTAGTTCACTTATATGCTCAAGGGTATAGAGATGAACAAATGACTAATTTTGAACTAGATTTAACTACACCTTCTATCATATATGATCAAGAAAAGATTGCATTGATGAAAGAAAAAGTAGATCTAGCTTCACAAATGATGGAAAATAAATTGCTTCCTACAGATTGGATTTATGAGCATATATTCCATTTAAGTGAAGACCAGTATGAAGAATATAGAGATTTAATTGCCCAAGATCAAAAACGTCAGTTCCGTATGAATCAAATTGAAACTGAAGGTAATGATCCACTTACAACAGGCCGTTCATATGGTACACCACATGATTTAGCTTCATTATATGGGCAAGGTAGAATGGAAAGCGACCCAGGTAATGTACCTGATGGGTATAATGAAAAAGAACCATTAGGTCGTCCTAAAGAAAAGGCATCTAATATTAATACTCAAGATAATGCTTTTGGAAAAGACAGATTAGGTCGTCAACAAAATAAAATAGATGATCAACCTGGCTTTAATGAATCTGCAAAACAGAACTATGCTAAGAATCGTTCATTACTCGAATCCATGGGTAAAGAATTAATCTTTACATCAGATAAAAAGAAAGAATCATTATTAGATGAATCAAATATTAAAGAGTAATATCTCCTTATATATTTATAATAAATCCTACTAGGAATGAATATTAAACATTCAAAATACAAAAATACTGGTATTTTATTTGAACTATTGGTTCGCCGAGTAACGGCAGATACCCTTAATGGTGAAGACTCAGAGTCTTTAAAACTTATCCAAAAATATTTTATTAAAAGTGAACTTGGAAAAGAATATAAATTATACGAAACTCTTACTAAGAATACATCTTTAACTGAATCTAAAGCTAATGTAATGATACAAACATTACTTGAAGCTTCTAGAAAGTTAAATCGTAGTGCACTTAAAAGAGAAAAATATAATCTTATTAATGAAATTAAAAAGCATTATAATATAGAAGAATTTTTTAAAACAAAACTTTCCCACTATAAAACCCATGCTGCTTTTTATGTATTAAATGAAATCCAAAACTCAGACACCCTAGTAGATACAGATCTCATTATTAATAATAAAATAACACTTTTAGAACACCTTTCAGAATCAAAAATTAATGAAGAGAAAGTTGAAGCCGGAGTGTTCCAAGAATTCCAATCATACGATAAAGATACTCGTATGCTTACTTATAAAATTTTAATGGAAAAATTTAATGGTAAGTATAATGGTTTACATAACAGCCAAAAAGAAGTATTAAGACAGTATGTTAATTCAGTAGATTCAACTCCTGTATTAAAAGAATTTTATAATAATGAAGTAACTAAAATTAAAACTCAATTAAATGAGTTAATGTCTCAAGTTACTGATAAAACAGTTCAAATAAAAATTAATGAGGTATCTAATTTAATTGAAGAATTAGATAAAAAGGCTAAAGTTACAAGTGAAAATATTGTAAATATTCTTCAATATCTTGAATTAGTAGAAGAGTTAAAAGTAGCCCATGCGTAAAGTTGGTGATACTAAAGTAGCAGGTGGTATAAAAACTACTGTAACTAAAATTGACCCGGAAACGGGTCAAATCTCTTGGTCTGTTGATTATACTGCAAATTACAAAAAATTATTTGACGATATTACTGATCTAATGAATACAGCTAAAGAAGTAGCAGATGCTACTGAAGAGCCTTTTTTTAAAGATCATTATTTAGATATTAGAAGAAGAAGAAATGAATTAAGAACGTATTTAAGAAATAATAAAAGAAAAGAATACGATCGAATTAAAGGAATGTCTGAAATGAGTGGAACAGGAGGATCAGCTTCATTTTCTGTAGGTACAGGTGGGCAATATGCTACTCCTTTTGCTTTTAAAAAAGTAAAAAAGAAATTAAAAGAATCAAATCCTGGATCTTCTTTAGGTAAAGGACCAAAAGCTGGCCCAGAAGGAGTTAAAGATAATTACTATTATAAATTAGGCTGGAAACCCGTAGCTAAACCACATTCTACAAAAGGCGTAGATATTCGGTATTTATGGGGGAAGAAATAATATGTATAAATATAAACTAAACCTAAAAGAGCAGGATACTGATAGAGTAGCATTTCAAGAAAAACGAATTGCTGCTTTTAAAGAAATTGAATCTCGTTTAAATGCTTTATACCCTATGGTAGATAAAGCAAAAGACGAAACAATAGCTTACTATCAGGAAAAACCAGAATCATATTCTGTAATTGTTCCTACGGATTTGGTTTTAGATTATTTAAAAGACATAGAAAAATTATTAACTGAATGATATGAAAACTTTACAAGAACAATATAATTTATTAAACGAAGGGAAAGGACACAAAGATGTGTTTATGAAATCTGCTCGTAGCTTATTTCCTGACCTCTTTAATAACTTTACTAATTTTAGCACAGCAGTAAAAGTTTTAAAAAACAAAAATATTATCTCTGAAGCAGCTATAGGTGGTGTTGTTACTGATAATGCTAATCCATTTATTAATTGGAAAGAATTCTTATCTGAAGAAGCTAAAGCAGTAGAAAGTAAACCTACTAAAGAGGTTACTGATATGGAAACTGCTGGGTATGATTATAAAGATCCTAAAAATTCAAATAACCTTAACTTTGAAGAAATGTTAAGAGGTTATTATGCTGAAATGAAAGATCCTAAAAATGCAGATAAAACAGAAGATGAGTTAAGAGAAATGGTAGCTAAAAATCTATCTAATGACTCTACTTATTACACTACTAATCAAGCATTTGGTATAATGGGTATTGGTTATACAGAAGATGCTCCAGGATTAGGAGCTACTAAAGAAATTAAAGGCGAATATAAAGGCTCTGGATATGGTGAAGAAACTAAAAAAGATTTACCTGAAGGAGAAGTAGGCACAGGATACGTAGAAGTTAAAGAAGGTAAAAAAGTTAATTTAACGGATTTAATTAGTGAAGCTATTGGAGGTTATATTGATATAAGCCCTTCAACCCCAGTACAAGAAGATGCTCGTACTGATGCTGAAGAAGAAGGCTATAAAGATGGCATGCGTGATGAAAAAGAAGATCTAAAAGATAAGCCTAAAAAGAAAAAAATAAAAAAAGAAACTGTTGATTCTAAATTAGCTGAAATTGAAAAAGCTGGTAAAATTACTACTTTAGAAGCTCAAATTGAAGCTTTAACAGAATTAATTGAAACTAAAAACCAAAGAATTTCTATGGTTACTGAAGATGATAATTTATCTGAATTAGTAGACAAGAAAAAAATGAAAGAAATGCAGCGTGAAGTAAAACTTCTTGAAAAGAAAAAAGCTGGCATGGAAAAAATGTATGAAAAATTAGCTGGTGAATCTTATGTTAAGACTGAGATCGTAGACGAAGCTGAAGAAGTAACAGAAGATTTTGATGATGTAGTTGATGATATTATGGATCAAGGTAAATCAAGAAAAGACGCTGAAAAAATTGCAGGAGCTATTAACGCTAAGTATGTAGGAAATTATAGAAATGAATAAGCAAGTTCTTATTGAAACCCAAGCATTCCAAATTTCACCTATGCAGCTTACTGAAGGAGCTAAAGCACCTTCTGGTAACCCATTAGTTGAAGGGATTTTAGCTACTGCTGAAGTTAAAAATGGTAACGGTCGTTACTATTCAAAAGATTTATGGCAACGTGAAATAGATAAATATAAAGAAGTTGTAAAAGAAAATAGAGCAACAGGTGAATTAGATCATCCTGATTCTTCTATTATTAATCTAAAAAATGTATCTCACATTATTAGAGATATGTGGTGGAATGGAGATAACGTAATTGGTAAAATTGAAATTCTCCCAACAGCATCAGGTAATATTTTAAGAGCGTTAGTAGAAAATAATGTACAAGTAGGTGTTTCATCTCGTGGTATGGGTTCATTATCTCAAAATAGAGATGGTGTGTTGGAAGTTCAAGATGATTTTGAATTATTATGTTGGGATTTTGTTTCAACACCTTCTAATCCAGGCTCATATATGCATACTATCAATGAAGGAAAAGAAATCCAATCAAATCCTTACAGTAAAATAAATACTATTATTACTGAAATTTTATGCTCAAACGGTACGTGTCCCGTACTTTAAGAAGCCTGCTACCTTAGGCAATTCTATTATATTATAGATTTAAAACGCTCCCCTAAAAAGGAGCGTTTTTTATATCTCCCTATATATGTATTGCTGCAATGTGAACAATATACTATGATCTATATAGTATTCACTTAACTAAATTCGAATTACAGTTCCTAATAACTGTACTCCACAAACTTAAATTTTGAGGTAAAATGGCAAACAGAGATCTGCTTAAAGAAGCAATCGCTGACGCAAAAGCACTTAAAGAAACTGCTATTGCGAACGCAAAAGCTGCTTTGGAAGAGGCTTTCGAACCAAGACTCAAGTCTATGCTTTCAGCTAAACTTGAAGAAATGGAAAAGGAAGAAATGGAAGAAGCAGATATGACCGAAGCTAAAAAAGAGTATAAGGACGATGACCGAAAAGACGGAGGCGAGAGCAAAGAAACTAAACGTACAGAAAAAATGAAGTACGGAAAAGACTTAGCTGAAGCTGAAGAAATGGACGAAATGGACTTAGACGAATTATTAGCTGAACTCGATGAGGATGCTCGTACTGACGCTGAAGAAGAAGGCTATAAGGACGGCATGAAAGATGAAAAAGAAGACATGGAAGACGATATGGACGATGAAGAAATCGACCTTGATGATATGTCAGAAGATGATCTTAAATCCTTTATTGAAGACGTAATCGCTGATATGGTTACAGCTGGTGAGTTGGAAGCAGGCGAAGAATTTGAAACAGAAGACGACGATGAAATCGACGTTGAAGATGATGAGGATATCGATGTAGAAGATGACGTAGATGTAGACGTAGAAGTGAACGAAGAGATGCGTAAAGATGACATGGATGAAGCCCACACAGCAATGCATGGGAAAGATGACATGGACGAAGAAATGCGCAAAGATGATATGGACGAAGGAATTATGGACAGACTTAAAGCTGCTTATAATGATAAAGAACTTATGTCTAAGATCGTTACTGTAGATGGTAAAAAAGTATCAATGAAAGATCTCCTTTCTTTGGCAGGTTCAGGCGCAACCGCTGGTATGACTGAAGAAAAAGAAGATATGGATGAAGAAAAGCAAGGATACGATGCAAGATTGGACGATGCAGAAGGTGCTCGACATGGTAAGAAGAAACAAGATATGGCTCAACGCCGTGCTGATTCTGAAAACATGGAGAAAGCTGATGGTAAAAGAAAATTTTCAGGTGATAAAGAGATGGATAAAATGAACGAAGAACTTAAGGAATTAAGAGCTGACCTTCAAGAAACTAATCTTTTAAACGCTAAGCTACTCTACACAAATAAAATTTTCAGAGCTAAAAACTTAAAAGAAGCTCAGAAAGTTAAAGTTCTAGAGGCATTTGACAAAGCGTCAAATGTTAAAGAAGTAAAACTTATTTTTGAAACTTTAAACGAAGGTATGGTTAATAAAAAATCAGCCCCGATTAAAGAAAATTTAGGTAGCGCTTCAAAAGCAGCTGGTGTAGCGCAACATAGAAAACCAATAGTTGAAGTTGATTCACAGGTTTCTAGGTGGCAAAAACTAGCTGGAATCAAGTAATTTTATATTAATTCTAATACATTTAAAACAAAATGTCACAAATTCAATCCCTTTTAGAAGACGCTGGGCAAGGCTGGAAAAGCATGCAAAGCGACGCTGCTAGATTGGCTTC